GGTACCGCCACTGATCTTCTTGAACCAGAAGCGATTACGGACAAGACCGAGGATGTTCCCAACGGGGACGAGTGTCGTGCCCACTGCGAACGTCTGGTTATCCGTACCATGTTGACGGACTGCGTACGGAGCACGAGGAATGACGACGTTGTCGTAGTCCGCTCCGGTACCTTCGTATAGTGCCATTTCGTCGTTCCTTGAAAAAACGGGGCCGCATCGCTCCCGACAAACGATGCGACCCCTCGAAGCAGCCACGAGGCGTCGAGGCTACACCGTCAGTTGATGACCCTCACGCCGGTGTCCTGAATGCCAACACGCACGCCGTGCTGACGTGGGCACCGAGTGAACGGTCCTGAGTGGTACCTCTTGAGGTGGAACTTGTACGCGTCCTTGTTGTTCTGCAACAGGAGCATTCCGCCGCCGGGCTTGAGGTCCTTGAGGAAGTCCCACTCGTTGAGGATCGCGAACTCGAACTTCCCGATGTTCATGTAGAGCTGAGTGCCACGCGGGCAGTCACGATCCACGTACCAACGGTGCGCGTTGTAGTCCACGCCCGCGAACCCAGCATCGTAGCGAAGCGGCTTGTCGTTACCGATGAACCGACGCTCTGGTTGCTGGATGAGATTCAGGAAGTAGAAGTCACGAACGGTGTGTGTCGTGATGTAGATGTTGTTCTTCGTCTGCTCTGGCTCAGGAGCATTGACGTCGACAAGAGTCTCCAATTGCTGTAGTTGTCCCAGCGTGAGAGGAACCGCCGCCGCGTCGTTACCGAGCTTGACTGACTGCCACTCAGGGATCTGTGAAACCCCGACACGAGGGATGCCGAGATAAACGGCACTCGTGGTGCCATCATCGATGCCATTGAGAACACCGAGGCACTCCTTCGACTGGTTGACCGGATCCCAGTTACCTGAGATGTGGACGATGTCACCAGCGGTGAGACCAGAGAGGTCAACGCCAGCCGGTGCCGTGATGGTGCCCGCTGCGTGATTCACACGGAGAATCTTGAACGATGCACACGTGTACGCAGTACCCGCTGCGTTACGGCAACGGATGCGCATTCCTCTCCGAAGGAGGTTCACGCTGTACTCACCGAAGACGTGCGTGTTACGCATCGTGACCACCTGGCCAGCGATCGTGTCTACCGTCGCACGAGTCGCACTCTGATTCCCGTAGAAGCACTGGTTGTGCTCACGGAGTGCGTCCTTCATGATGCGCTCGATCTCGCCTGCGATCTCTGTCACCCACGCGCTAGGTCCCTTCGCGCGTGCCATGCCAGGGCCAGTGACGGCACCAGTGTGATAGAAGTAGTAGGCAGGCATCTTGCCACGGTTATACTTCTGGAAGTCTGCTTCGGGCAGGTCCTCACCCTCTGCACGCCAACCATGACCTTCGTTGCGTCCGGTGTGTGTGAGAAAGATGAACTCGTTGCCTTCGACCTTGATGCGCTTCGCTCGCTTCAGGTTGTCAGCCATCAGGAATTGGTACGAGAGGATCTCTTCCATTCCCGGGATGAACTTGTCCTGAAGACGAGTCGCCAACGCCGCTACGTTGAGGAAGCTGTCAGCCATTGACTGTTGTCTCCGAAAGGAAAGCCTGAAGCTAGGCGAAACCTAGATCGGCCATGAGGTTATCGTGATGCTCGCCGAGCATGTCATCTACCGAACGCTTGATGGTACGCCCTGCGACATCTTCCGTCATCGCCGGACGATCGACCTTCGACTTACGTCTCTGGCCAGGGGTTCTCCCCGTACCGATGGGTGTCACCTTGCCACGACCACCACCGGACGCGCCGTCCTTCGCACCACGTCGACCACCACGAATCTCACGAGCACTGACGAGACCATCCTTCATCAAGTCTGAAAACTCCTTCAGGTTGTCTCGGATGGGCTGTCCAGACCCGTCTGCGCCAAGATACGCGGCGTGGTTGCTACCAAACGACTTAAGTGCGCGTTGCTTGAGCTTTACACCACGAGTGGGCTCCTTGCTCAGACGACGCAGTAGTGGGATGGACTCCCACGATTCGTTGAACAGACGTCCGAACTCCTTCTCCGCACGAGCATTCGCACCCGTGCCTTCGATGCGGTCGAGACGCTCACCATGAGTCTTCTGTGACTCTGCGAGCATCGCCTTCGCCTCACCGAACGAGATCATCGAGTCGTCAGTCAGTCCTTCTCTGCCGGGAACGTCGGGAGAACTCTCATGCTGCGCTGGTTGTGTCACGTTACCGCCGGCAGCGCGTACGTCTTCCAACGTGCGCTGACGGAAATGCTGTGCCACCTTTTCGGGCCAACGCGGATCCTGAAGATCACTGGGTGTCAGGCCCAAGCGACCGATGTCATTGTAGATGAGACTCAGCGTGCGACCCGCCTCTGCCTCTCGTCCCACTGCCTCACGGAATCGTTCCGCTGTAGCACTTGCTGCGTTGCCGATCTGCTTGTCGTCCTTCAAGTCGCGAAGAGCGGACAGCATCTCCACTTCTTCTTCAGAGAAGAACTGCGGCGGAATGTCGGCATCATCATCACCGAGGTCTTCGTCATCCTCTAGTAACGAGTCGAGATCTTCGTCATCAGCGTCACCAGTGGACGCCTCCGCGTCGCCTTCTTCCTCTTCGCCCTCCTCTTCCTCCTCTTCCTCGCTCTCTTCCTCTTCGCCCTCCTCTTCCTCCTCTTCCTCGCTCTCTTCCTCTTCGCCCTCCTCTTCCTCCACGTCAACGTCGTCGGGGTCATCGGTGAAACCATGACCCTTGGGGTCAGCGGTGACTTCGTCGACGAACTCATCAGTGAAGTCAGAGACATGCGAGTCAACGCTCTTGCGATGTCCTGTCTTGTCGGTGAGTCGGGGGTTTGGCATCAGGTGTTCTCCTTGGTCACGCGATCGGCCGCCTTGTTCGCCTCCGACGCGTATGTCGTGTTCGTTCCATCGAGATACTTCTTGTACTTGGTCCTTCGTGACGACGTGGGCTGCCTTGCTGCTTCAGCACGTCCCAACGCACCACGCGAACGCGAAGACGCCTGCGAAGACACACTCTTGGGCTTCGAAGGCTTCTTCGGTTTCGCTGGAGCGTCGAGCTTGGCACGCCTCTTCTTCTTCGCAGCATCGTATGCGTCGGATGATGCCTTTCCGCCCTTCGCGCCACCGGCCTTCTTGTACGCATCGAAGCCCGCTGTCTCAGACTGGCCAGTCTTCGACTTGCTGAACGCCTTGGGTCGGTTCTCACGCATCCAGTCCTTGTAACCAGGGTCACCAGGCTTGGGACGTGATGGCTTCGACGTGGACTTCGACGCAGGCTCCGATGATGTGGTTGAAGTCTTGTCCTTCGTAGGACTCTTCTCCGGAGCTCTCTTTGCCTTCCAACCCTTCATCATCTCCTTGGCGCGTGCCTTGCCGTGCTCCTTCGTCAGTTCCCTCAAACGCTGCGCGTACGTTTGCTTTCTATCCGCCATCACGAATCCTTCCTTGCCCGCCACCCTTGGCGTATTTCTGCTCACTCTCGACGGCTTGCTGAGTGTTCATGTCAACGGGCTGATCCGTGCCGCCCTCTTCGATCTCCGTCGCGTCTTCCTCCGCTTCCATCTCACTTGCACCACTCATCATGTCTTGCTCACCGGCCTGAGCGAGTTGTGCCTGAGCCTGGAACGCTTGGTGCATCGTGGCGTAATAGTCAACGCGTCTACGCTGTGTCTGATTCAGCTCGCCGTAGTTCGATCGACGGAAGGCGTTGACCAGTTCGAGCGACTGCTCATGCTCTTCGAAGTGCCACGGTCCATCGTCTGGTGCGGACAAGTTGTCGAGTATCGCATCGAGGCGAGTATGAACGAGATTCTCCGTCACTGCGATCTCGGAGTAAATCTCCTCTACGTTACCGAACTCGCTCAAGCGCAGCATCTTGTACGCTGCCTGCGGTGACTGAACGGGACCGAAGGCACCAGCGTTGTAGTACTTCAGTACCTCTGCCTTCCGTGCTGCGATGCTTCGGGACAACTCACTGATGCCTTCGCATCGCGTGGTGAAGTCGATGGCGATGAGTTGGTCGTCGAAGATGCGCGATCGGTACGATCCTCCTCGACCAGAAATGCTGACGAGCCGATCGTTGAGTGGATCTTCGCTGTAATGCTTCTTTGCAAGGAGGAGATGCAAGCGGGCTGTCCTACACAGTGCGCGAACGAACATGGAGATGTTCGGCAGCATGCGGACCTGTTGTAGTGCATCAAGGTACTCAATAGCGTCGCCTGAGAGGCCACTGCGAACCGCCTTTCCTTCTTCCTCTAGCGTCTGTCCGAAAATCTTGTCGAATGCGTTCTCCAACCAGTTACGCATCTCACGCACTTCACCGCTCATCTCTGCGGTGGGCATGACAGTGACAGCCTTCGGGTCACCCTTCACGCCAACGAAGTTCATGTGATGGTCTTGGAACTCATCACGGTCGATCTCTGCATGGCCCTCTTGCACGAGGATGCGATACTTCGCTGCCATGTTGATGAATTCTTGGATCGACGACACTTCGCGGTTGATCATCTGTTGCACGCTGATCGCATGCTGTACCCGTGACTGTGCCAGGGGCTTACCAGGCACGGGGATGTCAACGAACATCGAGTACGGGTGCCACTGGAACAACTTGCGGTAACCAGTGCGAGGATCATCGATGCTGAACGGTAGTGGCTGTACGTTCAGAATGCCGTCTTCTGACGCAGCATCGGGAGTCCAGTGTACGAGGGCACCTTCAGGCCATATGTCACGCGGCTTGAAGTAGAACTCGACGCAGCGTGCAAAGTTTCGAAGTTGATGGCCGCCCGTGATCCCAGCACTACCAAAACTGGAGTAGTTGCTGAGTCCCTGTAAATTCTGTAAGAGTTGGAAGCGATAGAATTCACCTGGGCTTGTATCAACGCCAGTGTCAGGCTTGACTTGGTGGAAAGTGTCGGGAAACCGCTCACGGAATTCATGTACTCTCCACGTTTGCTGTTCGTACACATAGTCACTGTCGTAGAACGACTGTACGAGTGGGTCGAACCCTATCTCGAAGAGACCACGAGCACTGTGACTGATCTCGCCGGTCATCTGACGTTGGAAGACGGGCATGCCAACCGTCTCCATGTCCTGAAAGTACTCAGTAGTCTCAGGATCGTCAGTCTGACCCTTCTTCTTGGTAAGGATGGTGTCGCCATCGTAGGGATCCCAAAACGACTTGTCGAATCCCATGCCTAGCGCATACGCCCACGCTAGTGCTTGCTGGAAGGTTGCGTCTCTGTCAAGGGAGTAATGGAGATGATCGTCAAGTTGCCGCATGAACCGAGTAGCATCTTGTCGAAGATGTCCTGATCCGACAGGTACGAATGACACTCTAGGACGATTCTTAGTCGTCTTCGCGATGAGGTTCTGGTGTGCTCCTGTGATGTAGTTGATCGTGGCACGATACGTCTCCTGCGTAGCCTTCTCAGGCTCCCAGTAACCGATGTCATTCGCGTACTGTGCGTAGTGCTCACCCTGAAGGAACGCAATGATCTGATACCACGTCGGGTAGTACTGAATGCGCCAGTTCTCAGCGTGATCGTAGTGACGACGACAGAAGGCCGACATCGCACGACCTTCGAACTCCTTCAGCCCTGCCGTCCGACTACGTGCAATGACGGTCGGACCACCGATAGGTGCTGTCTTCTGCTTGCCGAACGGCAGGGGCATGCGTTACTCCTCGTCTTCCAGACAGTTGTGAGCATCCATGTGCTCCGTTGAACACATGTACTTCTCACACTCGGAGCACTTCCACGAACACACGTCGACATCACAGTCCTCGACGCAGCATCGCTCGACGACGGTACTACGAAGCCTCCGAACACCAGAGATACGTTTCTGTGTCATCATGCCTCCGGTATGCGACCGTGGATGTCGTTGATCACTTGGTGTGTCGGAGCACCGAGCCCATGGTTGGGGTTCGCGATGGCTCTTGCCTTCCTTGCTTCCTCTCGAACGATGCCCGTGACCGCTGCGGCGTACTCACCGGACGTTCGACTCATCAGTAGAAGGTGCAATGTCCGCGTCTCGTGCTGGTAGTGCGCGTGAAGCTGAGTCACGTGCTGTTGATTTGCTCGTTGCATTCGTGCCAAGAGCCACACGAGGCCAAGAACGACCCCGATGAGGCTAGCGAAGGCCACCGCTGGGAAAAGAACTGAGGACACGTCGGGATGCTCCTTGTCGTTGCCGCTTCTCGGCTTGTAAATGGGCTCGTTTGATGTCACGGGACATCAGAACCTTGTCGGGGACGAACTCACGTACGGGCATGTTGAGTATCTTCGGCGGTCGGTACCGAAGACTCGTCTGAATCGCATGATTACCGAAGAATTTCAGACAATTCATGGCGTGATCGTCACGCTTGACAGGTGCTTCCTTGCGATTACGCTGAAGTTGCGTCGCTTCGGTGAAATCAGCCCACCGATAGTTCGACAACTCCATCTCCGTGTTCGGACACTCACCCTTGAACAAGAACAACGTGCGCAAACGTAGTCGTTCATAGATGGTGTCGATACCTTGCTGTGCTTTACTGCCTTTTGAACACGGTACCCCGTGCTCTGACATTTGATGAAGCACTGTCTTGATAGCTGAACCAGCGTTACCGAAGTTCTCCTCGCCCGCTTGCGGGTCAATGACGGTGTCGATGTACTCCTCGGGACGTCCACCTTGAGGAAGATGACCACTCAACAACCTGATGTGGAAGCAGTGCTGCGGTAACGTGTACCGTCTCACGTGCGCTGCTTGCCCTTTCTGCATGTCGATGAATGACGGATGATACCATTCACGATAGATGTACGCATTGCCATCGAAGTCCAATGCAATCCAGAGACAACAAGTGGGGTTCCGTCTACCATAGTCAATGAACCGCATGCGGAACCACGTATCGGGTAGTACGAACGGTTCAACGAGGTGGACGCGTCTGTCGTATTGATCGAAGATGAGGGCTCCACCAAGGGCGTTGTACTGTAGCTCATAGTCACGCTCCCAAAACGCACGGGGAATGCCAGCCTTCTCCTTGCGTATCCACTCGTCGTCTACCTTCGGATGCAACGTGTAGTGAAGGCGACCGACGTACATGCCACTACGAGGATTACGACGGAAGGGCATGACTTCAAGACCAAGGTCAGGCATGTAACCAGGCGCGTAGCCCTCATCAACTGCCTTCTTCGACTGACGATTTTGTACTTCGACAGTCACTAGCTTGCGACCTAGAACGTGGTCGTGCTTGTTCTTGAAGGTCAACTACAGTTTTTCCTTGATCTCACGGAGGACGCTGGTGTTCTCACCGATGAGTGTATTTCCCTCCTTCGCAATTTCCGCGAACTGCTCTGCGACTTTCTCGTGTGATGAGTGGCAACTCGTTGCCATGTCACGTGATGCTTCGTCACGACCCTTGATGTACTTCATGAAGAAGAAGACCACGACTAACACCATCGCTGTTGCGATGTTGTCACGCGACACGAGCATTTCGAGAAGCTCTTCCATCAGTTCATCCTATCGTGAATGGCACGGTCGAAGAATCCCACTCCAGCGGTTGACACACCGATGAAGCGAGGACCCACCTTCTTACCTGCTTCGAGCGCCGGCCACAGTGCAGTGAAGTTCATCTCTGCCATGTCCTGCGCTACGATCTCATCGAATAGGACGTTTGATGGTGTTTCAGAGCGTGTCTGCTCGCCGCGTTGTGGCACGCTCCAAATCTCACTGGTGAGAGGCTTCCGTAAGTCGTCCTTCTTGAACCCGTACTTCTGTGCGTTGTTCTTGCCGGGGAAGACCATGTGACAGTAGGTAGCCTTCGCAGGATACACTGCCTTCATCCACTCAGGTAGATGCTCGTACACGATGGCGGCACGACGCTCAATCTGCTTCGACGCTTTCTCCTCGTTCATGGACGTGATGAAGTTCATCGACCCTGAATGGAACATGCAGTCGTGAACGAACAAGGGTCCTACGTGCGTCAGCGTCACGAGCATGCGTCGTGACTTCTCGATCATGTAGATGCGAATCTCAGGATACGCCATCCAGAGACGAAACATGTCGTGGAGCATTGGCCAACTCGGATAGCGAAGGATGCGCCCTTTCTCAGTCTCACCGACGACAAGCTCATCCATGTCACCAGCGTCGGGGTCGTCGGGTCGTGTCTCATCCAACGTCTTGCAGTACGTTGTCGCGAAGTACCACACGTCCTTGCGACACCGCTCAAGCTCCGACTCATGCGAAGCCGTGAGAAGACGTTTGTTGAAGTGCATCTGCTCACGTTCCAACGCGAACAGTTCTGCTTCTTCCGCTGGTGAAAGGACTTGCACGTCAGTCCTTCTTCCCTTCCTTCAGAGCACGCAGTTCCTTGATGCGTACGAGGTTCGCCTCTGACTTCTCGATGATCTCATCAGTCGTGAGCTTATCCGTACCGAGGTTCAAGTCGATCTGTTGTGGTGCCTTCGGCATCGTGAGTGACGCCAGTGCTTCCAACGCGCGCTGTCGAACGGACGGTCGACGAGAGCGCACGTTCTTGAGGAAGCCTGCGATCGTGAGCTGACCTGTCAGCAACCGTAGTTGCTCATGATCAAGTGAACGCGGGTCGAGCTGCATGAGCTTCTCGATCGCTTCATCGATGGCCGCTTCTTCCATGCGGTCATCTTGCTTGATGCTCCGTCCTTCTTGTAGTGCCTTGATGTTACCGTATAGCTTGGTGTTGTCGACCCATCCTTCAGGCTGCGCCTTTCGGAACAACGCTTCGCAGTTCGGACACGAGAAGATCAGTGGTGTCTCGGCATTGTCTGCATCGGTACCGATGAGCTGCAAGGTTTCCTTGCATATCGAGCACGTGAACTGATTGCCTCTCGGTCGTGGTGCCATCGTCGTCTCCTACGCGCGTGCCGAGCGTCGCCTTCGAAGTGAAGCCTGCATCTCCTTCAGGTGTGACACGCGCGTTGCGTGTGACCGTCCGGTGCCAGCAATGCGCTTCGCAACGGACTTCTTCGCCTTCGAGGGCGAACGGCGCTGCAACTCCATGCGACCGCCCTTCGTACCCTTGTTGGTGATGAGCACGCCCGACGAGTGCTTGCCCTCAGACTTCGGCTTACGCTTTGGCTTGAACACGGACCACTTCGGCTTGAACGTGCCCCACCCCGACTTCTTCGTCGTTCGCACCTCGCCGGTCGAATGGCGTCGCATCTCCATGCGACCGCCTTTCGTACCCTTGTTGGTGAAGAGCACGTCGCTCTTGTCACGACGGGGCCGCTTCTTGCGACGAACACGAGAGTACTCACGCTTGTTGTCACGACGATCCCCTCGTGGTGACCGTCGGCGTAAGTCCTTGTTCGTGAACCTGCGCTTCGTACCACGCAGTTTCCCGCTGTGACCGAGCTTCTGTAGGACTCCCTTCACGACGGATAGACCTGCAAGTTGTCATCATCGCGTGCGAGGGGACCACGGAACGAGTGCCAGTACCATGCGGTCTGGATGCTGTTCAGAAGAAGCTGTGACACCGCGAGCGTGCCATCGATCGCCTGCACCGCAGCCGGAATGATGGTATTCGTCACGTCACCCACTGCACTGCCAGTCGCAGCAAGCGCTGAGTTGTGACCGAGCGGCGTCACGTGCGGTGCGAGAAGAACGAAGTGGGCGTTGATGTCCAACACCAGCTCCGTGATGAGCGTGTCGAGCGTGGCCTGGTTCGACGCATCCGCAGCCGCGATGGTCTCCGGGTCCGCGGCGTCATGCACGCCAAGCTCCGGTGCAGCGTCACCATCAGCGTCAGCGAAGTGAAGCGCGACCGACGCCTTGATGGCGTTCGCCTGCGCGATGCACTGTGCCAACGTGCTGATACTCGCGATCTTGACGCGACTGCGCGTGTCGGCGACGTAGTGCCACGCCAACGTGTCTTCGAGATGAGAGAGCCTCACGTCGAGTTGCGCCCGCTTGAGGTCAAGCGACATGTCACGAAGCGCGTCGGTCATCGTTGTCCGACCAGGGTTGATCATCAGTACTCTCCAGTGTTGTCGTACGGAAGGTCGCCACTGATCCAGTCAGTACGCTCCGTCATGCGGAGAGCGCTGATGAACGTGTGATTCCGGTAGTGCAGCACGCAGGCTGCGGTGAGTGCGAGCAAGGTCGCGAGTGTCGTCGCATCCGCAACGGTGATGGTGTTGACCGAGTCGGCAAGCGGAGAGTGATACGCACCACCACCACCACCACCACTCGACCCGGACACCGCAGCGGCAGCGTCGATGATGCCACCACCACCCGTGTCATCAGCGACACCAGCGATCTCGATGTCGGCACCACTGTTGGCACCGATCAAGTTCGTCGCTGCATTCACACGAGTCGTCGCACCATCGACCACGTCCGCTTCAGCTAAGTGCAAGACGTGACCGTGGGCAGGCACCGAGTGAGTGTGAGCACCACCGCTACCACCACCAGCGATGTGCAGGTTGAAGTCGTCCTTGATCTCCGTGACGAGAGTGTTCGCAGTCGCGAGGTTCGTTGCGTCAGCCGACGTGACCGTGTTGGTAGAGTCATTAGCGGCATGAACACCGGCCTGCGACAGATGGACGTTGTACGCACGCTTCAGCTCATTCGCGAAAGCGATGGCAGCGTCCAACGAATCGACGACACGAGCGTACGGATGGAACTGTCCCGCAGCAAGCGTGTACTGCGGGTCAAGGTTCGCGAAGAACGCCATGTTGGCCTGGTCATCGAGGAGATGCCATCCAACCTGTAGTTCCTGAACCGCGAGGATGTCACCCATGCGCGCCGTCGTCCTGTTGACGATGTCTTGGCGTGTTGACACGTTCAGTCCCTCAAGATGAGGGCCGCATCGAACACCGGCGCAACGTCGGTCTGTTCGGCGCCAGTACGCACCGTGTCGACGGCACCTTCATCATCAGCGGCGGGACGAAGGAAGCGAAGATAGACTTGATTCGTGCCACCAGCGTCACCGAGGACTTCGGCGCGCAGTGTCACGAGGTCACCGACATCGAGACCGTTGTCACTGATGTCAACTGCGTCGAGGGCCATTTGCGAACTCCTAGCGTTGGAAGCCCATCGTTACAACGAGCCTCGGTGTAACAGTCAGGGGAGGTGTTACAATGGAGCCTCATTGCGGGGGGTCGTTTTCACGATGTGCATGGTGCGTCGTCCTTCTTGCTGGGAATCACGGTCATCCCCGTGATAAGGGGAAAATCCCAGCCCCCGGTCGGGGTTTTTTCTGGTCGTCGTACGTTACACGTCGTTCCTTCTATCACCACGATGCGGCCCCAAAATCCCCGTCTCACGGCGCACCGTACCAATGTGATGCGGTAACCGTCAACTCCCACGCGTGCGCGTGCGTTCCTTCCTCCGCAGCGTTCGTGCTGCACCACGTCGTCCAGGCATCCATCCGTCACGCTAGCACCACAGTCAAAGCCTGTAGTTTCAACAACTTAGCACCTGCCCGAAACCTGGCACGGCGTTCGCATGTCTGTCCGTGAAGGCCCCCACTGCGCCACGACGCCGATGCAGGCGTGCGCACGTGTGGGGCGGAGCAACGCCAATGGCCAAGCAACTCAATCTCACGCAGCGCATGGAGCGACTCGAAG